TGATCTTGGCCATAAAGAAGTCCCTTACTGGGGAGTTCAACAAACTCCGTGGGATTAATAAATGAAAATATGTCTGTGGTGGGGGTTTCTACTACTGGGGGTGGAGGAGTTGGGGCGTCCGGGTGCGGGGCGCCCATCCTCTGTGAGTTATTTCTTCGTTTGGCCAAATGTCACCTTCTTTCTGGGGGTATCAAGTTCCTGCAGCATTGGTTAGGCGGTTCTGCCAGGTTACCGGGTTGGCGGATAGCTCTCCATCTGTTGCAGGATAGTATAAAGCAAAATCATACCGGAAAGTAATGTCAATGTTAAGCAAATCTTCTGTGGAATAGTCTAGATCTCCGAACTTAACGTTTGTAATAAATGGGTTTTTGAGTTCCCACATCCCAATGTCCATTCCCTCTCCGTCGAGTTCTCGAATAAGCACATCACCTAGTGCATCCAAAGCATCGGCCTTGTTAGGGGTACCCAAACCAAAACCCTCGCCGGCGAAGTAATCAGCTTGCTGATTGGGGTCCATATAGCCAGCACGATAGAGAGCAGACGTTAAGATAGCATTGCCATCAGGATCTACAGCATTAACCAACTGAGCTGTCACCTGCTCCCAGGTAACGGCGCCGGGGTAGTAATAAGTGTTACCCAGAAACTTATGCTCAGTCTCGCCGATTGTGTAAGAGGGCTTGGTAACTGTCTTGCACAGGTACTCTCGGTATGTCGACCGCTGATCATCTGCGGCCAAGTTGGGAAGGTTCAATAAAAACCTATGTGCTCTGCGGGGCTCCGATGATGCTAAATTCCAAAATGCCATTTTCTGTAATCTCCTATTAGATTCTAAATTAAATAGTGCGGGGGGAATAAACCCCCCGCTTTATTTTAATCTACGAATGATGCTCCCGTTCTACTAATGTTGAAGTCAATCGCAATGTACTCAATAGCGCGGGTTGGCTTCAGGAAGATCTGAGCATACATGATGTTTCGATCAACCAGGTCAGGGGTCGTTGTTGTATCATCAAGCACCACCTTGAAGTCCGAGAGGCCGAAGTTGGTCTTAACCTCCTGCAAGAAGGGGTTGACACGAGCCTTAAACCGGTCCCAAGTGACACGGACGTTTGGATCGAACAGGATTGTCGATGCCATCTGCGAGATGCGCTTCTTCACAAAGATCATCAGGCGGCGAACGTTAATTCGATCCAGAGCCGAAGGCGTAACCTGCAGGGTCTTCTGACCGAAGATTACGATGCCCTCTGCAGGGAACTTGGCAATGGGGTTAATGTTTGCCTCATACAGATTATCCCGATCCTTGCGGCGCAGCTGGTGAGCCACATCCACAATGGGAATGCCTGCAGAGCCTTCTGTAAGTCCGCCGCGGTTGAAGCCGGCGGGAGCAAACCAAACCTGCGTCTTACGCTGGGAGCTTGAGAAGGTGCCGAGAGCGGCAACAGAGGGTGGCAGCCAGATGTGCGCACCATTAAGAGTATCGCGCCCTCGGAGCCACGGATAGAATGTGCAACCGTAAGAGGAGTTGAGTCCTCGCGATCGCAAGCCATTGACGGCCTGCGTGATCGAGCTAGCCGTATTGCCCCGGCGCTCGGACGCGGGAAGATTGCTCTGCTCGCGAGGAACAAATCCTTGGGGCAAATCAATGATGGCCAGAGAGTCGGCGCGATCTTCACACAGATTAACAAGGTTGGTGGTTAAACCTTCTTGTCGTAGACCTGGTACCGTCGCAAGGTTCATTGGGACAACCTCAGGATCCGCAATGGCATCCATCGCCCGGCGAATCGAGTTAAACACATAGTTGTTTTTATCGGTCGCATCGGAAGGCAGGTTGTCGGCACTACTGTTGAAGGGATCCATCTCCGTGATGTTGACACCATCGAAGCCGCCGTAAACCGGAACCGTGAATCGATCATAACCTTGATCCAATACTCCGCTCACAGCACCATTAACAAATGTCAAAGAGTTGGTCGCGTGAGATCCGCTTACCCAGACGCCTTGTGACCCCGAGATATCATCCAGGGTGAACTCTACAGAGCGCTCCGTTTTCGAACCGCCGCTGAACATAGCCCCGACAATGCCGCCGCGGGGACGGAGAAGATCGATATTCGACTTATCAAACCGAGTGCTTCCGGCTGTGGGAGATGTCTGGAATCCGAAGTATGCATCGGTGCGGTTGCTCAGATTACCATCAGTGGCGTTAACACGAAGTTCGGGCGCCGGATAGAGAGCCTTGATGACCAGATTCATATCCACATCGGCGGCTGAACACGACAGGTTGAACACAGAGCCCGTGGTATAAGTTCCGGTGCTGAGCCCGGCGGCCGTGCTCGCGATGGCCGAGCCGCTGATCCAGTTACCGGCGGTACCGCCGAGGCCGCCGCCGGCGTCCTGGTTCGAAATCTCTTCATCATCATACTTGACCATTCCCTGGAAACCGAAGGGGAGCATTCCAACATCACCCAACATGCCGGCGTCAACGTCAGAATTCATCGCAACGCGAATGTAGGAGGAGTTACTGGGCCAATCGCCCTTCTGAATATAGCGCCTCTCATCTTCGTTCCACTCCAGATATTGGTCGCCGATCTTGCGGGCAACATAGCTGAGGGAGTCGGGATTAAGATCACATTCGTCAAATTGCTCAATAACACGCACGGTGTTGTCAGAATCACTCAATTGGCGCACGAGAACACTAAAGGAGCCGTAGCCGTTGTCGTTATTCGAGGAGCGCTTAATGTTTTGAATGGACACCTTGATGTTGCGGTTAGACCAGTCGCCCGGCTCTTGGAGGGCGTGTACCGCAAAGAGATTCTGAGGGGCAGAACTGGGCGACGTGCGATTAGAAATAATTGTCGGAGTTTGTGCACTTTGAACCGAATGGCCTGCATAGTCCGAACCAACCGTGGTGCCGTCCGTTATAAGAATGATCGCTCCAAAGGATCGCTTGTAGTTGCCCGCTGCAATCTCGGCGCTGGTAACATTGGCCTTAAGGTGACGATCAAAACTTTCCCCTAGGAAGAAGGTCTCGGGAGTGCCGGTAACAACCCGACTATTGGTTTGCTGCGGATTCGTGCAGAAGACCTTGCGGATGTACCGCGAATCGTTCTCATTGAAGTTAAATGTGGTGGTCACCGGTGAGCTACTGCCCGAGAGGGCGACGATTTTGAACTCATAGTCGGTACCGGTATCGCTGACAAAGTTGCCTGAGCCGGTAACGCCAGAAGCTGAGGGGCCGGCCGCGGCGACGATGCCGCCCGAGCCGGAGGTAAGCGCGTCGCCCTTCAAACGCAGATAGGTGTTAGAGTCCGCATAGAAAATGGCAGCAAGCGCGCCCGTCAAGGCGGTGGGAGTGCCGTTAACAAAGTTTTCTTGGGCGGCGTGGCAGACAAAGAGGCCATAGGCCTTGTCCATTTTCCAACCGGCTTCGCCAGCAGTGCCGGCTGCGGGACCACCATCAGCGCTGGTCTGGGCCCCGTTTAATCGAATGTAGGTAAGAGGAGAACTGTTTCTCAGGTAGGCCTGAGCCGCGTACATGCCATAAGTAGTGGCCGATTTGTCGGTACCCTCGCGCCAGACGTCGTCGCCCGCGCCACCAGGGGCCGGCGTTCCAAACGTCTTGACAAACTCTTCAAATGAACGAACCGTCACAGGCACCAAAGAGGGCCCCTTTTCGGCACGTCCAATAACTACCGGGCCTTCACCCACACCAGCGGCAGGGATCTGAGAATTGTCGATCTCATTAACAAAAACTCCGGGTGATACAAATCTAAACTTTTTAACTGACATTAGTTGTTTCTCCTACATTGCGAAAATGTTCAAAGTAAATAGTGCTAAATAGTTGGAATGGTATTATTCTCTGTATTTTCCGTCTTTAATACTATACGGGATATCGCCCAGCACTGTACGCTCTCGGCCCATCTTAAATTCAACAGCATTTTCACGTCGAACGATACGTGGCTTTTCTTGATTTTCCCCTTCTCCAACCAAGTAGCCCAATACTTCTATCCTAATAGACGTTTGATAATTGCGCTGGTCCATTCCTAAATTTGCCTTATTGGATGCATTGGTAAAAGAACCATCAATAAAGACTTCATAGAAGTGGCCCTCATTTTCTATGCGCTTCGGCATTCGAGAATTGCCCGCAATGGTGAAAAAAGGATTTATTAATTCATTCAATTGCTGTTGATATTCAGTCCTCACAATAATCTCATAGGTCACCTTCACCCAGACGGGCAACGGAATAGTTACAGTCTCATATACGGTTTTGCCGGCTTTAGTTTTAGCTTGACGCTGGTTGGTATTTTTACTTTTAGCGTCGACGTTCTTGGTGGTGCCCCCATATTTCCGTTTTGTCATCGCATTTTCAAACTCGGCAGTCTTCTTTTGATTAATGGTGCGCGCAATGGTGATGGTGCCCCCCCGAGCGTCAGCCTCCGGATAAATGTTGGCCCACACTGAGCCCCGAAAATTCGGCTCTTTTGTCACGCTAGCGCGATTAACGGTGATGAGAGGCAGAATGAGCGCCTCCTCACCATCTCGTAAATCTTTGTTGTGCTTGATTTGATAGGCTCGTTCTGCAGTGACCCATAATACCGGAACCTTGTTGAATCCACGATTGCTCGTAACAAATAAATTTAAATCTTCATCCACAAATTGCAGCATGGCCCCATCAATTGTCTCAAGAGTAGAAGGAGAGAACTCTATTTCTTCAAGGAGAGCAGCAACCTTTTTATCTCCTACATAATTGTATTCATTGGCCTTTTTGTCTTGAATTTGATCCTGGGTGCGCTTGCTTCGTGTCATTTATTTATCCTACAAAAATCCCAACGGGAATATTCTCAAGCACCTTCTTAGCAGAATCTTGCAGAGAAGAGTCGGTAACCGCTAATTTATCATAAGTAATCTCATCAAGAAGAGTCTTTAATTCTTCACGTAACTGGTCTTGCTCGGTTCGAGCCTGCCCTAGAAGTTCGGATGCATTAAGAGTTACGCTCTCGCCCGGAATAGGAACAGTAGCAAATTTGCCCCGCACCTGCCCCAAAATTTCTTTAGTGAGAGCCAGCGCGAAACGGCGAATCCACTGTTTTCCAATAGAATTAATGTTTTGATAAGGAATGTTTTCAAAGGGAAGGGTGTTGATATTGTTAATCCCAGCAGTCCCTTCATTTCCGCGGCCAGTCTCTTCCCAGGGCTCAAATTCATTGTGAATACTAAATTGAACCCAGTATTTAGCAGGGCTTGTTTTGTCAGGCTGAGGAAATAGGCGCAGCATATTATCTTTAATCTCGTATGAATAGTGAGACACACGAGTCCAGAGAGCATCTTCGTACGCCATGGCCTGGAGCTTGTTCTGCCAAGTGGGCACAATTTCAAAGGTAGAATCATCTGCATACTGACCGTAGGTTCTCATATTGCCCACAACCGAAAATCCCCCATAGTATCCATAAAATCGCCACATTGCACGAGGAGTTTTGAAGAAGACTTTACGAATGATAAGACGCTTATCTTTCACTTTTCCATAATATGCCACCGTAGTATCACGGGCTGCTGAGGCTGAAATAATAGTTTGCAAGTCATAGTCTTGTTTGGACGCAGTCATGTTGATCGATGCGGAATAAATAGGAGTAAGACCTCCAAAGCCCGCCTCAGTGGCCAGACCCTCGGAAACTCGGCGAACGTAGCCATAATCAAAACGAGGATATTTGAGCGCTATGTTGGAGCCCGACAGAGCACTTCCCGATACCAGCTGGCCATTTTCATCAAAAGATCCCGTCGTGGCGCCCAAGAGACTAGATAATGAGTTTTTAGTCTGATGCAAATTGATTAAATATGAATATTCGAGAACCGCTTCCTCATAAGCAGCATACACGTTCCCCTCCGCCAACTCAATGTCTAAAACATCCCCACCTAGTTTTTTATAGGTAAAAGCCACCTGGTCCGCTGCGCCTGAAAGAAAACTGGGGGTGCTGGCGTATACGCCAAAAGGGAGTGTCGCCACTACATTGACAGTACTGCCTGTAGGGGGCAAGATGTTGGCGTTCGACGTAGAGGCAGGATTTAGTTTGGGAATGGCCATATATAAGTTCCTCGATTAATACATTACTAAATAGAAAGCCCCGCCTCAAAAGAGACGGGGCTTTAACTATTTTGACCTTACCTGGGCTTAACCAGCCAACAGGTTCTTCACGATAACGAGGCCGTACATATCTGGACGGACCATCTTCTTCGCGTAGCGAGTCATCACGCCCTTGCGGGGCACGAAGTCTTCGACACCGAAGATCGTAGGTGTGGTCTGCAGCGGCACATAAGGTGCATACACATAGCCACTCTCAAGGAAGCTACTTCCGCGGCGACCAACAAGGATCACCTGACGCGGGAAGTAAGGATCGACCATAACGTCGAACTTCTTCGAGAGCGAACCAACCTTGATAGTACCAATGTCGCCACGGTCACTATCGGCAGTCACGTTGGCACGGAAGCCAGCGGTGAACTCAAGGAGGTTGGCAACTTCAGGTGCGCACACCACGAAGTTAGCAGCCCCACGTAGAGTCTTACGATGGATCTGTGCCGAGACATCGTTGATGGTCTCAACAAGGGTCTCATACCACTCACTCACGTTACCCGTGAAGTCAGCAACACCGGCCGCCAGAGTGGCACCAGTCTCTCGATTGAGGAACTGACCGGGATTGCGGCTCCAATAACGGATACCGGCGCGAGCGTCAACGACGAGGTCCTCAAGGATCTCGCGATCGATCTCAAGGGCGATCTGCTCAGACAGAATCTGAGTAAGCTCGACCTCAGCGTCAAGGTTGTGGTAGGCGTTAAGATCTTGTCCTAACTCCGGGGTCCACTTGGCCTTGAGCTTCTTGGTAACCGCGGTGACGGCTACACTGTCGACCTTGATGTTGATCTCGGGGATTCCGGCGTTGTTTTCCAGTCCCCACTCAGTACCACCCTGAACAGAGCCCAGAGCGCCTCCCGCGTTGAACTGATCATCAATCGCAACCGAAAGGCTCATGGCCTCGGCGGCGACGTCGGCCTGCAGAGTAGAACCGGTACCAATCAGGACCACACGTGCTGTATTGCCGTCAACGGTGCCCGGGTCATTCATTGAACGACTGAGCGCACCGAGGCGAGGAATCAGCGTCAAGGCAGTCTGCGAACTGGCGGCCGTGTTAGCAACGAAACTCATCGCGGTCAAGTCCACACGATTGAACTGAGAGTTGGCATCAGAGATATCAACATCACAAATGATCCAGGTAGAACCGGATGTAAGATCAGGGTCGAAACGCAGGATCGTGTTGATGTAGTTCTCAGTCCAAGCAGCAGAACCAGCACCGTTGTTGAGTCCCCAACCACCAGGAAGGGCACCCGTGACGTCACTGGTCGCACCATTGACGCCGATAGTGCCAGAAGCAACAGGCGTAATGAGAGCTACCCCAAGAGACGCCGTCGGAGACGAATAACCGTTCCGCAAGTTGTAGGGACCCTGAGCACTCGTCCCTTGGGCCCCGTCTAGGTTGACACCACCGGTGATCTGTGCCGCAACGGCGCCACCACCATAGATCGAAGTGTCATTCTGGAACCCTAGGCGATTTGTTTCGCCCGCATCCACGTTTCCACCAAAGGTGAAGTCGAGGAAGAAGATGAGACCCGAAGGTAAGCTCATCGGCTGAACGCTAACGAGTTCGTTGGCGATCAGGCTGCCGAATACACGGCGAACCAGTGGGAATGCAACAGCTGCAAAACCCTGAACGTCGCCAGCTTGCATAGAGCTGGCGGCCTCCCGGAGAAGCTCTTTCGCCTGGTTTTCAAGCAAACGGGCCATTCCGTTCCGAAGTGTGTCATTCTCTAGTCCCTCAAGGAGACCGGTCTGTTCCCACTTGGAGATCAGAGCAGCACCCTCAGCGGAGAGGTCGCGGTTGACAATACCTTCGGTTAATTTCTGTACAATAGACATTTTATAACCTCCTAATATTTGTTGTTGAATGTCATTTATTCAAACCTGCTAAACGCAGCATCCGACCCATGTTAGGATCGGTTGTAGCCTCGTTGTTTCTCTTAGAATTCATCAAAAGCGATGTAGGTCTTTGAACTGCTTCACGAAGTGTTTGTGGACGTGTTCTCTGATCAGGAGTGGTCCCCACTGCGTTTTGAATTGTTTCAAAAATCATACCTGCTTCTTCAACAGAATTGGCAGATTGAACAGCTTCGGCAATTTGTGTTTTTTGCCGCTCATTCAAGGAGGCGCTGTTTAATGCCTTGTTTTGATAAACAAGCTTGGCGTTATCCAAGTTCAGCTTTGTAAGCTGGTCCTTGGCTTCCATAACGAGAGCACGTAGCTCTCTGTTAGAATCTGTAAGTTCCGAGATCTTTGCCTCGAATAGATCTGCATCCGATACTACATCGGGTGCAGTTGATACTGCGGATTCCTCTTCCTCGTCTTCTTCGAGGTGGGCATCCTGTGCGGCGGCCATCGCATCGTTGTTGGCCTGCTCAACACTACTGTCGGCAGAGTTAACCGAAGACCATCCTTGCGGACGGGGAGTCATATCTACCACCAACTCCTCAATCAGAGCGGAAAGCATCTCTTCGGTAAGGGCAACGTCTTCGTCTTCCTCTAAAGGCATCCCAGCGGTTCCGCCCCCGGACGAGGCAACAGCAGTCGACTCTTCTGCATCATCCTCATCCTTCATCATCTGCTCCATATCGTCGTCTTCTTGGAGAGCGATCTCGTCTGCCATGGCTGTGGCGTCGATAAGATCTTCGCCCTCAACCACTTCATCTTCTTCTTCAAGGCGCTGCTTCAGGGCGTCAAAATCAATTTCAATGATTTCATCAGCACCGGGCCCGTCGATCTCTTCATTCTCAAATGCCAGAGGAACGTCCTTGGTGAATTCCATCA